TGGTGTACGCCAGCTTTGCAACGGGCTTCTGGCTTATGGACGCCTCGTCAACTGCGGTCTTCATGTATTCATGGGCCAGCACGCAGGCGCTTGTCTGCATCTACGGCGCTGTAAAGGACGTGTCCCGCGTTTGGAGGGCATGGCTAAATGAGCGCAAATGATTACGCCGCTATTCTAGGATCGGTTGCCGCCTTGATTATTGCAATCGGCGGTCTGGCGGTTTGGCGCGAAAAGAAAGAGCCGACACCCCCGGCACGGCCTGACGATAGAGCGCAGCGCATCGAAAGCACGTTGCAGCGCATTGAAGGCAAGATCGACATTCTCACAGATCGCATCCCCCGATAAGGAGCGCCCCCATGCGTGACCGGATCGTTTCCGCCGTGGAAAGCCTGTCGTGGCGCTCCTGCTACCTCGTTACCGGCCTGCGTATATCGTGGTGCGGCTTGGCGCATTGGGCGGGCAGGCGGCGATTGTGTCGGGTGCTGGATAGGCTGTTCCATTGCCGCGAAGTAGATCACACTCGCCGTTCGTTTGAGCGGTGGTATTAGCCCGTCAGCCTTAACCGGTTGGCGGGCTTTTTTTGTGGTCTATGATATGGTACATGTCTGTTATCGTCAGAACGCCGTTTTCGATGAACCCCTCTCAATGAGTTTCGACGCCATCAGACAAGTCAACGCCAACGATCATGGGCTTGCAAAAGCAGTACGGGTTTGTCACGGGGTGCGGCAAGTCGCATATCGGGCAGCGGTCCATCACTCTCCCCCTTGTGACAGAGCGCGGAGCGGCCATAGCTTACTGCCGTTCACCTCGTTATCGAACACGCGCTTGGCTGTTTCATAGCTGGACCACAGGCCAATGTGCATTCCGGACGGTGAAGTGATGGCCCAGTGTGTCTCCGCCTCTGCTACCGTCATAGGTCGGGCGAGATCGGCGCGGATGTATTCAACATCGCAACCATACTGTTTTTCGCATTCTGGGAACTTAATGTCGGGGTCCATCCAAACCCGTTCTGGCGCTTCGCTCATGCTGTCGTCTCCTTTGCTGCGGTTAGGGCGGGGGATACAAATTCGGTCAGGTCAACATCGTCCTGATATGATGCGAAAATGCACCCGTGGTCTGTTTCGTATGTAATGGCCTCCAACGCCTCCACCAGCGCCTTGATCTTGGCGTCTTGGGCGTCTATGTGGGCGGCGGCTGCGATAAGCTTCTCACAGGTTCCGTTGCTGGGCTTGTCCCATTCTGATCCGGTCGTCAGGTCGCGTAGATATGCGCTGTGCTCCGTCATTCTCTCTGCCTCCTTGGCGTGGTGGGGGTTAGGATTGCGCTTTAATCGCGTCCCTTGCGACCACTGCAAGAGAGGTGAAAATCTCGGACCAAACCGTGTCGTCCATCGGGATTCCGATCTGGTCAGGGCGGAACCCACGGCGATCTTCAAGGGCGTGCTTATAGATTGCCGCCCCTATCCTTTCGTCTCGCGTTTTCGGCTCTGTGTATGCGCTCATCGTTCTCTCTCCTTTATCCGTTGAGCCTTCCGACATGCTCAGGTCTTGCGCCGGTAGGGCGGGGAGACTCCTGTGTGGTCAGCACGATATTTGGCCTCCACGGCTAACTCCATAAGCCGTTCACGGGCTGCTGATGCACTAGGCGCGTTTTTCTCAACGGCCTGAATGGCTTTCAGTGCTTCCTCCATGTCACTCATCATCTATCCTTTCTGCGCTAAGGGGGTGGGGTTAGGCGAAATCTGAATAATCTCGGTGACAACCCCGGCTCTCACAAACGCGCAGAACTCCCACCAGACGTCATCCTTGTCGTTGCTGTAGAAATTCACGGAGCCTGTATACTCCATAGGAATGTCTGGCCCCTCCTTCCTCTCCCACCATTTCCTGTGCCACTCTATGTGATCGCGGTCCATGAACGCTTTTCCGGGGTCGGGTGGTGCGCCCGCTTTCTTCTCCATGCGAATGTTGGCGTCCACTAGGCGACCGTCTCGCCGGATGGCGTAATGTGTCATCGTGCAGTCTAGGTCTTTGGTTTGGAAGTCATCAACCGGACAAGGCCCGGGGAGGCTCATATCGCATTTAATATCATCGAACATTCCCATCGTCTCTCTCCTTTGTGTCGGCCCCGAGGGGCATTGCTTAGAGGGGGCCGCGCCCCACAACTTTACCGCTGGAATCTTCGCGGGGCAGGTCGCGGTAAAGCCACCTCCCGAACCAACCGGGGGAGGTGCGCGAAATGTAGACCCGCCCGTCCGGCCCCTCGCGCAGTAGCCTGTTGCCAATCCATGCGAACGGCATCAGTGCATATCCATGATGCGCTGCTCCACGATACGACCGCGCGGCGTGACCTTCCAATCATATGCGGCGTCTTCGGTGCGGACCTGAATTTCCAACCAGTTCATGACATCATTCTGGCGAACAGTTTTACCCACAACCTTTGCGCCAAGGCGTTGTGCGACAATCATCTGGTGCATTGTGTCGCTGGAGTTGATTGCTTTGGCTTGGCTTGGGGTCATTTCCTCGGCTTTCATTTTTGCTTCTGATGTGTTTAATATACACATTTATATCTTGACCGCAAGCCTGTATGTGCATATAAAACACATATGGATAAAATCATGCCCAGACCGAAAAACGAAGCCGCTGGAAAGCCAACGCGGAACAGGAGAATCCATGTTTTATTGACCGATGAAGAGCACGAGCGAATTGCAGACGCCGCCGAGAAGGCGGGGGCTGGTGTGTCAACTTATATTAGGGTTCAGGCATTGAAGGCGGCGCGTGATGAGGGTTGAGCCTTTCTTTGTTTATATGCACTGTGACGCAGAAAGCGGCGTCCCGTTTTACGTTGGCAAAGGGTGCAAGCAGCGGGCTTTTGGCCGTGCGCCTAGGAATGCCGCGTGGCGGGAAATCGTAGAAAGCAGTGGCAAGAAGTTTGATATTGTGATCGCGTCTACCCATGAGACCGATGCAGAGGCAAAGGTCGCAGAGGCGGATTTGATAGCCAAGTATGGCCTTCGCGATAGCGGTGGTCTGTTGGTTAATGTCAGGGTTAATGACACAAGGCCTGATGTGGTCTTGAAGGTAAAGATATCCACAACAATAGATGAAGGGCTGCACGACTGGCTTACTGAATGGATATCAAGTCAGCCTGTACGACCGACAAGGAATGCGGTTTTGACTGCCGCGCTGAAAGACTGGCTAGACCGTCAATCGCCACCCCCTTCTAAGCAATAAGGAGAACACCCCGTGAGTGACGACATGGCTGCGCGATGAACCACCCGCCGCGAACCCTGAACCCATATCAAAGGAGAGAGGCATGGCAAGCATTGAGGCGCTAAACCGTTCACTGCGGATCATCGTGCTAGACGATGGCAAAACCTACCCGATAACAAATTGGTTCGATAATCGCGGCAATGATTGTGACCCAGATATAGCAGAGTTTGCAGTCGCTGGACCTGACGATAACGGAAAGTGGTACACTATCGAATTGGGCGAATATTCGCACCTCGGGGTCCACTAAACGTTTCCACTCCCCCCGCAACCCATTGATACCCATAGCCCCGCATCTTCGGGACTTTATGCGGGACTCAGGTTCCCGAAGGTGCGGGATTGTTCCCGTTTTTTCCCAAGTCGTCTCTTGATCGGGTCTTGATTATGAGGCCCAAATCAGCGCTAAACGCTTTGTTTATATGGTGTATTTTTCTTGATTGGCTTGGAGCGGGTAACGAGAATCGAACTCGTAACTAAAGCTTGGGAAGCTTTTGCGTTTCGGCCTAAGCGCCTATTTTGCAAGGATAACTTACCTAGCTTCGGGACTTACTTCGGGAATGGCTGTAAATCGCCTTGGTTTCAACCGCCCCAAATTCGTCCAATGCAGACAGCTTATCGCTTGCCAAAACGTGCGCATATCGGGCCGTGGTCGTCACGTCGGAATGCCCCATAAGCTCAGACACCAGCTTGAGGTTATTCGTGTGTCTGAGCATCCGAGTCCCGAATGTGTGGCGGAGGTCGTGAAAGCGAAAGTTGTTAATCTCTGCCGCTGCAAATGCCCGATCCCACATCCAATGATTATTCTGATTGAACGGCACGCGTTCCCCGCGCTCATTCAGGAATGTGAACACATAGCCACGATGCTCAATCACGTTCGACTTCGGCAGGGCAGACAGTAGCGCCCTAAGCGGCCTGCCGACTGGAAACTGATATGTTCCCCCGCCTTTGTTCGCAAATGTGATCTCGTTTGATATATCGCGCCACTTGAGGCCGAAGATAGCTTGCTGTCGCGCTCCGGTCATTAGCGCAAAGCGCACCATGTCGTGCAGGTCTTCGCGCAGATGTTCAAACAGCCGTACCTCTTCGTTCTCTGTCAGGAAGCGAACGCGGATCTTGGCTTCGGGCGTCTTTGCCGCCTTGAAGTCCAGCGTTGGAACCTTGGCGTCGTAGAATGTCGCCATATGCTTGAGCGACCGGCTGAGAAAGTCTAGGTGCCGATTCACTGTGCCGTTCTGCCGTGTTGCCCGCATACGAACCACAGCGCCCATAATGTCGCGGTTGGTCAGGTCTGATATGGATATAGACGCTGGCAATTCGGTGAGCAGCATCTTGGCTTGTGAAAAGCTGGTCTTTGCGCTGGCTTGGTCTTTGCAAATGTCGCTGTAGTAGGTGCCGAGAGCTTCGGATAATGTGAATTTGCCGTGCGCCTGGGGGCTGTTCTTCGCGTTGAACCGCGCCTCCGCCTCTACCGCTTTGGCCGTTTGGAAGTCCTCGGTGCCGCATGATCCGTAAAATCGACCACCTTTGAACTGGAAGTCATAGTGCCAGTATTTGCTGTTCTTTTTTCGGAATGGCATTTTTGAACGGTCCTACTTTTAAGGTATTCGTCAATATCTTCGCGTTTATAGCGGATCGCTTTGCGGGTAATCTCGACATAGCGTAGACCCAACTGGCGGCATTGAAGCAAGGATTTTTCGCAAAGGCCAAACTCCTTTGCTACTTGCTGGGGCGTTAGTAGGCTCATTCGGCTTCCTCCTTTGTGGCCTCGTTTAGGTGCTGCCCAATCGTCCACTGCGCGACGGGGGCGACGACTATCAGGAAATACACCATCGCGGCGAATAACTTCCCGCTCATGCCTCCCCTCCCTGTACCCCGAAGGCCGATAGGATGGCGGCGGTGTGGTGGGCTTGTGCAGCGGCTTTGGCGGCTTCTAGGGGGCGATCACCTCCAAAGTCTGCCAAGTAGGTTGTGCCGAATGAGGCGTGTCGCAAGCGTCGGATTTCCCGCCGTGGGGTGCTAATATCCTCAATCACGTAATTCCCAGCGTGATGGCGCTTTCCACCACCTAACCACTCCAACGGCAGAACTCGCCCCGGCATCGCGGCAATGATGGCGTCGGCGGTTGCTTCTGCGTCCATAACGTCGCGGGCAATGATGCCCATTAGCGTTTCTCGCATATCATTCATGGGGTGTCTCCTGTGTGGTGGGTAGGGTCTGTGCAACACGCCATAGTTCACAGGCTAGGCGTTCTAGTTTTTCGGCTAAATCTTCGTTATGCTGAAATTCACAAGCCAAATTATGAATTTGGTTTCCGATTTCACCGATAGCCGCCCTTGGTGATGTTTCGTCCAATACTGTTGGCTTCATTTCCATATCTTCTGGAACGTAAACGACAGCGTTGTCCGGGTATCGGGTGGTGGCCCATGTGCCTGTGTGGTCGAGCGCAGGGTTGCTGTGCCAAACCATTACGCGGTTAGGTAGGGTTTTTGGCGTCACGGCCTCAAGTTTAGCCACCCGCACTATAAAATCAGCATTCTGATCGTATTGCCTATCCCGTTCCGCCCGCAACTGCCGCACAATCCCCGCCTCCGGGCTGTCTGGACCGTGCCTATGCTCCCACAGGTGCAAGTGGCGGTCGATCTGGGCTTCGGTCCATGTGGTCATTGGCTGTCCTCCGAGATAGCGCGTAGGGCGGCGGGGTGGTGCCGCTCTAGCCATGAAACGATGTTTTCGGCGTAATCTATATCGCGCACATCCATTTCGTGCGTCTCACAGATGATGCTCTCGATTTCATCCACGATGTTTTCGCGGTCTTCGGCGGATACCTTCGCCGCCTCCTGCGGTGTCATGGTGGGTATAGGCTCGGATGATGCAGACTGCGCAACACGCCAAAGTTCACAAGCGAAGCCTCCCAGCCTTTCGGCCAAGTCTTCGTTGCTCTGAAATTCACAAGCCAAATTGTGCATCTGGTTCCCGATTTCACCGATTGCTGCCCTTGGTGATGTTTCGTCCAATACTGCGGTCGGTGCCTCTAATGATTCCGGAACGTAAGCAACGGCGTCGTCTGGGTAACGCGTAGTTGCCCACGTACCCAAATGGTTAAGCGTAGGGCTGCTGTGCCAAACCATGACGCGATCAGGCAGGCGTCGGCCCTTTCC